GCTTTTTTATATAAAGGACAACAAGTATATTCTTGGCTTCCTAGCGTTGGTCTTAAAATACAAGACCAGATTGTTTATGTAAGTAATGGTGTTAATGGTGCAGATAGCTTTGAAGAAAGAGTAGAACTAGACGGAGGTACATTTGAAGATAATGCTTGTATTGATCAGTTTGAAGAAGACTTTGAGTTATTTCCAGTTGATGAGGTTTTTGTTAGTGGTGTAGAGGGATTAACTATAATCAAAATAGAAAACACAGATGAATGTAAGTACACTCCTTACAAGCTAACATTTATAAATAAGTTTGGAGCATATCAAGATATATGGATGTTTAAAAATTCAAGACTTGCAATGACTACTGAAAAAGACAAATACAAATCTAACATACTAAACAACGGAACATACGAAACGTACAATGCACAAGTTAGATTACTATCTAAAAACGCAAACCAAAGACTTACTTTAAATAGTGGTTATTATCCAGAAAGTAATAACGAAATATTCAGACAACTATTTTTAAGCGATAAAGTATGGATAGAATACAACGACAAAACATTAGCTGTAAATATTGAGAATAACAATATAGACTATAAAACAAGTCTTACTGATAGTTTAATAAACTACACAATAGATGTAAGCTTTGCATTTGATACTATAAACAATATAAGATAAATGAATTTAGAATTATATATAGATAATACAAGAGTTGATTTATTTAAGGATGAAGCAATTACTCTTACAGACACTCAACAGAACATACGAGATATTGCTTTGGTGTTTACTCCTTTTAGTCAGCAGTTTAATTTACCAGCATCCTCTACTAACAATAAGATATTTAAACACTATTACAACAACGACATAGTAAATGGTTATGATGCTAGATTTAGAGTTGATTCTATTATAAAACTTGATGGAGCAGATTTTAAAGTAGGTAAGATTAGATTAGATTCTGTATCAATGAAAGACAACAAAGCACACGCTTATAAGGTAGTGTTCTTTGGTAATACTTCTAGTCTTAAAGATATATTTGGAGATGAAACTTTAAGCTCTCTAAATCCTTTAAACGCTTATGATATGGTCTTGAATAATAACGACCTTTTAGATGCTTTTAAAACTGGCTTACAAAGTACTGCTCTACCATCTACTAATACTGCAAATAGAAATGTTACTATGCCTTTAATTACTTTACAAAACTTCTATGGTTATAGTACAGCATCCCCATCTCCTTTGATACGAAATTTAAATAGTGTTAATTGGACAGATTTACGCCAAGAACTAAAACCATCTATAAAATGCAAACGTATTATAGAAGCGATACAAACTCAATACAATATAGAGTTTAATATGACAGATGAAACTGGTATAACAAGTTTTTTTGATAGTGATGTATTTGATGATTTGTATTTGTGGCTGCATAGAGAAAAAACACCAGTAACTGAAACTGGTTCAACTGTTGTTCCAAGATATGGTGTTGATTTTGAGCAAAGGTCAAAGAAACTAACATTTGCAGATTTTACATTTACTTCTGGTACTGATTTTTTAAGTGGAGGTAATTTAGTAGTAAGTGATGAATATAATTATTCTATAAGATTAGTTCTAGATACAGACCCAGATAGGGATTTAGAAATAATAACAAGAGATAAACTTACAAATGAGTTATTAGACTATCAAACAAGAATGACTGGCGCAAATAATTTTACAGTTACTTTGAGAGATTTAAATAGTGGCACATTATCCTCAAGAACTTATGACATAGAGTTTAGATTAAATTCTAACATAGGTGCTAGTTTTGATGCAGAAACTGTACGTATAGTACAAACCTTAAGAGATGGTACTCCAGTTGCAATCGGAGATTATTCTTATAATGCTTTTACTTTAGGGCAAAATGTATTTATACAAGACTATATCCCTAATATGAAAGTCCTTGACTTTTTGACTACACTATTCAAGATGTTTAATTTAACTGCATATACTAAAAGAGGTTCAAGTAAAATATATGTAGAAACATTTGATGACTTTATGACTACTGGAAACACTCACGATATATCTAAATACATAGTTGTAGATTCTAACACTATAGACAGACCAGTACCATATTCAAGAATAAACTTTAATTATTCTCCATCTGTTACACAAACATCTTTAAGATACTTAAATCAGTTTAGCCAACAGTTTGGAAACCTTAACTATTCTTCACCAGAAAAATACGATGGTCAAAGCTATGATGTAAAAGTAGATGGGCAACGTAGTCAATTAATAAACATAATAGATGACAATGATGATGTAACTGGTTTAGTTTTTGGATGGTGGGTAGATGCAGAAAACAAAACTACTTTAGGAAAACCATATATGTTTTTTAACGAATCAGTTGATGCAGCAGATTACCCAATTACTCTTCTTCAAATAGAAGAATACAATGCGCCTTCGAATGTTACTCCAGACAGAAACCATACTTTAAACTTTGGAATTGAGTATAATGAATACACTGGAAACTTAAATGAGAATAGTTTGTTTAATAGATTTTATTCTCAATACATAGTTAAGCTTTTTGAAGAACAAGCAAGGGTTGTAAAGTTTACTGCACAATTACCCTCATCAATAGTTTTAAACTATGAACTAAATGATGTGTTTATTGTAAATGGACAAGAGTATTATATAAATAGCATAAGAACTAATTTACTAACTAATAAAAGCAGACTTGAGCTTATCACTAAGCAAAGTGCTTACACACCAAGCGTATTAACATGATCATACTAAAACTATTAAACATAGATAAGTTTTACGGAGTAAGTAAAACTATAGATATAGCAAAAGGAAAAAACAAATTGCCACTATCTTTTAAAGAAGGTTATGAGCAATTAAAAAGAAATATAAAATGGCAGTAAAAAGAACTATTATAATAAGTGCAGAAACTAAGGCTGCACAAAAGTCAGTTGATGAATTAACAGAACAATTAGAAATACAAGATAAAGTAATACTAAAACTTATAGATGATCAGGCATTTTATGAAGATAAACTAGCAAGTGCTAGTAAAAGTAATTTTGCAGCTCAAAAGTTTTATAACGATAAATTAAGAGAAACTAACAGAGAATTAACTAAAGAACAAAAAAATAGAAGAAATATTGCAAAAGAGCAAAAAGATGCAAATAAGACTCTAAAAGAAGCTATTAAAGAACAGGATAAACTAACTGGAGTTGTTGGTTTAGTAGATAAAGCTACTGGTGGTGCAATAACATCAATGCGAAGTTTTTATAGAACTATATTAGATGCTGTAAAGGGAATGAATTTATTTAAGATAGCTTTGTTAGCTTCTGGTATAGGTTTGTTATTAACAGCAGTAACATCTTTAATTGCTGCATTTAAAAGAAGTGAAGCTGGGCAAGAAAAGTTTCAAATAGCAATGGCAGCTATTGGAGCTGTTACTAATCAGGTTATGGATGCCTTTGCTTCTTTAGGAGAATTAATAATTGATGTATTTACTAAACCTCAAGAAGTATTTAAAAGCTTTGCTGATGGTTTTAAAAAGTTTATATCTGATCCTATAGGAACTATAAAAGGAGCTTATAATGATGCAAAAGAAGCTGTAACAGATTTTATAGAAGAAACTAAAACTGAGATTTCTGCAATGACAGAAATAACTAAAGCTAGACAAAAAGCACATCACATTGATAGAGCGTTAAAGACAGAAAGAGCAGAAGCAGACAGAAAGATAAATGATATAAGATTACAAGCAGAGGACAGAGAAAACAATAATGCTACACAAAGAATTGCATTGTTAAAAGAAGCACAAAGGCTAGAGGAAGAAATTACACAAAAAGAAATTATATCCCAAAGAATTAAAATAAAGGCTCAAGCTGATGAAATGGCTCTTGGCAAAACGACTATTGAGGATAAAGATAAACTTGCTGAAATGCAAGCTAAATTAATTCAATTAGATACTAAAAAATTAAGAAGCCAAAGATTACTTCAAACACAAATAACAACTGCAACTAATGAAGAAAAAGCTGAAAAGCAAAGAAAGATAGATGAAGCAGCAGCAGAATTAGAAAAAGAAGCTGAAGCTGAATTAGCAAGACTAGAGAGAATAAAACAAATACAAGATGAATTTGAGCAACAGCAATTAGAAGAGAATGCTATAAAGGAAGAGGAAAAAGCAGAAATTCAAAAAACTAAAGAACTTGCAGAATTAGAAAGTTTAAATGCTACAGAAGAAGAAAAAGCAAAAATAATAGCATATTGGAATGGTCAAATACAAAAAGGTAAAGATGCAGATATTAAAGCTGATGCAGAGAGAGATAAAATAGAAAGAAACGCTAAGTTAGCAATGGCTAAATCTACTTTCTTAGGAATAGCTCAGTTATTAGGAGAAAATTCTAAAGCTGGTAAAGCAGCAGCAGCAGCAGCAGCTCTTATAAATACTTATCAAGGTATAACTGCTGAATTAGCAACTAAAACTGTTACTCCTTTTGAAATTGGTCTTAAAATTGCGAATGTTGCTACTATAGCTGGAATTGGATTTAAATCTGTTAAAGATATTTTAAAAACTAATCCTAAATCAACATCAGGTGCAACAGCTATTAGCCCTACTAGAACAGCAAGTGCAGCAACTCCAAATGTTAGTTCAATAGTGGCACAAACTCCATCATTTAATATTTTAGGCACATCAGGAACTAATCAAATAGCTTCTGCATTAGGAGAGCAACCTCCAGTACAAGCATTTGTTGTAAGTCAAGATGTTACAACATCACAAAGCTTACAGAATAATATTATACAATCGGCATCATTAGGATAATAAAACAAAAACACACTAACAAGGTTTATATTAAAATATTAAGATTATGGATATAATAGAATTAGTAATAGATGAAAATGATGAACTTTCTGGAATAGAAGCAATTTCAGTAGTTGAATCTCCAGCAATAGAAGAAGATTTTATTGCTCTTAAAAATGAGGATAAAATAAGACTTGCAGAAGTATCAAAAGAGAAACGCTTGTTAATGGGTGCTGCTCTTATACCAGACAAGCCTATATACAGAAAATCAGGAGATCATGAGTTCTATATTTATTTCTCTAAAGAAACAGTAGCCAAAGCATCACAGATGTTTTTAAAATCTGGTAATCAAGGACAGGCTACAATGGAACACGATACAGAAAAACTAGATGGCATGACAGTAGTAGAATCTTGGCTAGTAGAAGATTCTATACACGACAAGAGTAAAAAATATGGATTAGATATGCCAGTTGGTACTTGGATGGTTTCCATGAAAGTAGATAATGATGACATTTGGAATAACTACGTTAAAGAAAATAAGGTAAAAGGATTTTCTATAGAAGGCTATTTTGCAGATCGCTTAAATAGACCACAAGACAAGCAAACAGACCAGTTAAGCGAAGATGATAAACTACTAAAACAAATTATAGATGTACTCGAGGAATCAAACACCAACACCAAGTAAAACTTCTCCTAAAGGAGGTAAAAGAGGATGTTTATGCAAAGACAATACTTATAACTCTAAGTGTTGCAATGGAGATTTGCAAAATCAAGGCATAGGCTCTACAACAGGTCAAAACGGCTGAATTTACAACAGATTATTTAAGATGCAGTTTATATTATAATTATAATCATTTAATATATATATATGAACTCAAAAGAAACTTTAAACAAAGTCAAAACTTTACTTGGTTTAGAAGTTAAGCTAGAAGAGAGAAAGTTGGAAAACGGAACTCGCTTTGAAGCTGATGAATTTTCTAAAGGTAAAGAGGTCTTTATTGTAACCGATGAAGATGAACGAATTGCCGTTCCCAAAGGCGAGTATTTAATGGACGATTCTATGCTACTTGTAGTCGAAGAGGAAGGTCTTATTGCTGAATTAAAAGAATCCGTAGAGGAGGAAGTTGAAGAAGTGGTAGAAGCTCCTGTAGAGGAAGAAGTAGAAATGGAAGAAGAAGCTGATGTAGCTGATTGGAAAGGGATGGAAAAAAGAATTAAAAACTTAGAGGATGCTATTGCAGACTTAAAAGCAGACAAGGAAAACAAAGTAGATGCTTCAGAAATTGAAGTAAACGATGAAGTAGAATTATCTGCTCAAACTCCTACTGCTATCAAGCACAATCCAGAATCTAAAAACGAAGTAGAGCATAGAAATTATGCTCAAAACAGACCGATGAATACTCAAGACAGAGTATTTGCAAGATTATTTAACAACAACTAATATTTAAAAATTAAAATTATGTCAAAAAGAACAGACTTAGCTACTACAGTAAGCATCTCTTCAAGCTATGCTGGTGAGTTTAGTGGAAAATATATTTCTGCTGCTTTATTAACTTCTTCAACTATTGATGATGGAGGAGTTACTGTAATGCCAAATGTAAAATTTAAACAAGTAATACAAAAAGTAGAAACTGGAGATTTAATTGCAGATGGAACTTGTGATTTCGCAGCTTCTTCTTCTGTAACACTTTCAGAAGTTGTATTACAACCAGAAGAGTTCCAAGTAAACTTAAACTTATGTAAATCAGATTTCCTTAACACATGGGATGCGATTCAAATGGGTTACTCTGCATTTAATAACAACGGATTACCAACTTCATTCTCAGAATATTTAATTGGTTATGTAGCTTCTAAAGTAGCAGCACAAAACGAAATTAACTTATGGACTGGTAATTTAGGTGGAGCGCAAGCTGGAGAGTACAATGGAATAGAAACTCTTGCTGCTGCTGATGCATCTGTAATTGATGTATCTAGCCCAATTGCTTTAACTGCTGCTAACATCATTGATGAAATGCAAAGAGTTGTAGATGCAATTCCAAATGCACTATATGGAAAAGAAGATTTAAAATTATATGTATCTAACAAAGCTGCTAAATTATACATTAGAGCATTAGGTGGATTTACTGCTACTATTGGAGCTGCTGGTTCTGATAGCAAAGGTACACAATGGTACAACAACGGAAGTTTATCTTTCGGAGGAATTCCAATCTTTGTAGCAAGAGGTATGAGCGATAACACTATGATTGCTGCTGAATCTAGCAATTTATTTTTTGGTACGGGCTTACTCTCAGATTATAATGAAATTCGA